GAGATGCATCACTATTAACTGAATCACAATGGACTAGAGCCACTGTATTCAGAGCGTTGTATGCTCATATCCTACCTCTGTTGTCGCCTTTTACAGTTGGTGGAGATACTTTTAGAGAAATGATTGATTATTATAGACAAAGATACAATGAGGAAATTAAAGCAGAAATTTCTCAAGGTGTTGAATATGATGGAAATAATGATGGGTCAATTAGCAGAAGTGAAACACACAAACATAGGCAAGACAGGATATACAGATAATGAGTATACGCGAAAGCATAACAGCACACATCGTAAGTCAAATAGATGCGATCACAGATGTTAAGACTTGTACTAGAGAACCTAAAGTACTTTCTGATTTAGCGGCAACAAGCTTCCCACATATTTTAGTGGAAAGTGCTAATGAAAGAAGAGAGGACTCGAGTGCGGGTAATACGATAAGGCGTAAAGCAACAATGGATATATTGATTAATGTTATAGTTTATGGCAACGATCGAGATCAAAGTAGAAATAGTATTATTGAAAAGATCGAAGAAAAGTTAGCCCTAGATACAACATTGGGCGGTAATGCATTGAACAGCGGAACAACTGAAATCGTAATAAGAGAGATCGGTGAAACAGCACCATATGGACAAGCGGCAATTGTTTACACAGTTGAATATTATTACACCCGTGGTAATGTTTAACAACACTATTCACTAAGAATAGTTAATGCTAATTTAGGAGAATACAAATGGCAGAAACACTAGGACTTAACGGCGTAGTTAGATTAAGTGACACTGGTACTACATTGGATGCGAACCATGAAATGCTTCATGTGACATCGTTCTCAATTTCAGAGACAAGTGAAACCGTAGATACAACATCTATGGGCGACGCATCTCGTGAAATCATCGCAACTTTCAAAGGCTTCAACGGTTCTGTTGAAGGTTATTGGGACAAAGATGATCCATCAATTGGACACGACGCATCACCTACAGCACCAGTTGTACAAGCAGGCGATAAAATCGATTTTGAACTTTACCCGAATACAGCTTCTGTAGCAGGTAATGCAGTATATTCAGGTTCGGCTATCGTGACTGATATTACAAGAAGCCAAAGTTTTGATGGAGTGACTGAATATTCAATCACTTTTGAAGGAACAGGCAACTTAACATACGGCGTAACATCGTAAGGTTAAAATATTATGGTACGCTCGAGCAACCCTAACGATATTATAAAAGATATTGAAACGAGACTCGAGCGTACTATTCAAGCTGATTTAAAAGAGATAAATAAGTTAATAAAGGCAAATACGCCTTATAATACAGCAAGAAGAAGTGGAACTCACGCAAGAGACAGATGGAGATCCACAGGACAATACAAGTTAGGAGTATCTAAGAAGATGTTCGAAAATAAAGCAACATACATCGGTATATTGGATGCAGGAAGTGTGCGTAGCAAGTACGGACCTAAAATGCATAGTGTACACGGCATAAAACCCCATAGCGGCAATAAAAAGAATACAACAAGCCCTATTGCTAAAGATGGTATAGTTGCACCAGCGTTAGAGAAAGTATTGACTCGAAATCGCAAAATAAATTAATATGACGGAGAAAAAAATGACTAAACCACAAAGAAAAAGATTGATTGATAACGCAGTAGCACACTTTGAGACTATTATCGCAGGTGGGTTATTGGGTCCAATCAAAGTTCCTGAATGGGATGCAGAGATTTATTACAAAAGTACAACAACAATGGCGCAAGAAGCGGCTGTTATTGAACTCACACAACAGGGTAAAACAACAGAAGGATTGGTTGTACAATTGATTATTAAGGCTCTTGATGCTGATGGAAATCCATTATTTGATATGGGTGATAAACACAAGCTGATGAGAGCAACAGATCCAGCTGTTATACTAAGAATAGTGACAGCTATGAATAACGATATTAAAGATAAGGATGACAAGGCGGGAAACTAAATGACCTCCCTGATATTCGATTTTTATATAAGTTAGCGTTGGATCTTGGAAAGAGTGTTGAAGAGGTGATGAACTTTTCAACATTTGAGCTAAAAGGTTGGGTTGATTACTTTACTTGGGTAAACAAAGAAACCAAAAAAGCTCAACAGAAGAGAGGGAGGCGATAAATGGCCAGTACATATGAACTCATACTAGAGGTTGTAGATAAGACTAGTAAACCTATTAATGATGTAAACAAGGCGTTAAAAAGTACAAACACAAGAGCTACAAAAGTAAATGCTACTGTTAAGAAAATGAACAGTACATTTAAATCAATTGGAAGTGTTGGTTTAAAAGGTTTAGGTAGCTTAACAAGAGGTTTAAGAAACGCAGGACTGGCGGCAACTGCGGCGGCAGGTGCTTTTGCATTTATGGCTAAAAGTACTATTAACCAATTGGACACATTGGGTAAAGTAGCAAACAAATTGGGTGTCACAACAGAATTCCTATCCAAGTATCAAGTTATAGCAAACAGAGCAGGTATTAGTACAGAAACCTTTAACATGGGTTTACAGAGATTTTTACGAAGACTTGGTGAAGCTCAAATGGGTACTGGTGAACTGTTAAAACCATTACAAAAAATGGGCATTAGTATGAAAGACTCTAACGGTAAGTTTAGAGAAGGTACTGATGTATTCGCAGACTTTATGATGAAATTAGCAGGTACCACAAACAGTACTGAAAAATTAGCATTAGCAATGAAAGGTTTTGACTCAGAAGGTGTTGCAATGGTTAACATCGCAGATATGGGTGCGGCCAAAATTGCATTGATTGGACAAAGAGCAGAAGAAGCAGGATTAGTTATTAGTGGGTCGCTAACAAAAGCGGCAGAAGAAGCAAATGATAGTTTATCAGATTTATTTGATTTTGGTAAAGGTTTTAGAATGCAGTTTTTTGGTGCATTAAGTGAAACAATTGAAGAACTATCAGAAATGTTGCGTGAAAGAATTAAAATTAGCATAGAAGGTGCTGGCGGTATGAAAGCGTTCGCAAATGATTTAGCGGCCGCGTTTTTAGAAGGTACAAGTAGATTTATAACAGCAGTTGCAGGGTTCGTAGATGACTTTACAAACGCATTCGCCACATTCACAAACGCATTAAAACAAATAATTGTAGCAATATCAAATATTCCTGGTGTTGGTTTTGATGCTAAAATAGGAGCACCGACAGATCAATCAGCAAGAAAGAAAGCATTACAAGAAGAACTGGATATTATAAATGAACAGTTCGAAGAAATGTCTAAAGTTGCGTTTGGATTGGGTAATAATATAGACACGGGTATGCAGGGCGCAATGGATAGTATGATGTTGCGTATGCAAGAATTAAGATCGGAAATAAATGCAATAGAAAATGATACAACTATGTATTTCCAATTGATGGAAACAGATAGTACGACAGCCGCAGATGCTGTTGGTAAAGTCACAAGTAAGATTGATGAACAAGCCGTTAAGTTAAGAGAGAATGCCGAAAAGTTTAGAGAAGAAGCAAAAGCCAAAAAAGAAAATGCGGATGCCACAGAAGATTTAACAAATAAAAATAACACTATGGTACAAGCAATGACGCCGGCGCAAATAAAAGCACAAGAGTTCGGCGAGTTTATGAAAAAGCTTCAAGAACAAATTGCAAAAACAACAAAAGAAACAGAATTTAAAGCACAGGCATTAAGTTTTATCAAGAAAGAATTTGAAGCAGGGCGTATGAGCATAGATGCGTATGCTCACGCTGTTAAGATACTTGGAATGAATACAGGTAAGACAAAAGAAGAGATTGATAAGTTAAAAGGTGTATTACCGGAACTATCAGGTTTTGATAAGTTTATGAAAGACTTAACAAATAGTGCAAGTGCCGCGGCAACGAAAATAGAACACGAAGCTATGGCAGTAGCTGAACTTGATAAGTTATTAGCGGCTGGTAAGATCAACATTGATACATACGCACAAGCTATGATGCAAATTGGTAAAGGCGGTAAGCCGGGTGGTGATGGTAAAGACGATCCATTAACGGTATCAGAAGAGTTGGTAAAATCATACACAGATCAAAGAGAAAAATTAAAACAGTTAAATGATGCGTTAGCAAATGTTGATACATTGGCCAAAGAAGCAGGTGTATCACAAGAGTTTTTAACTGAAAAGATTAAAGAACAAATGGAAGCATTGGAAATATATCAAGCAAAAGCTAAAACAACACAAGAAATAATTGAAGAAGGCTTCCAAGGTATAAGCAAAAGCATAAGCAGTGAATTAGCAACAGCAATAAGAACTGGTGAAAGTTTATTGGGTGCTTTAGAAAATGTATTCACAAGAACATTGGATAATATTTTACAAAAGATTTTAGAAAGTCAAATTGAACAAGCATTAAGCGGTTTATTTGGCGGACTTGGAGGCGGCGGTGGCGGCTTTAGTTTAGGAAATCTATTAGGAACTCCAACAGTAGGAGCTCCATTTGGTGGATTGAAGATTCCATTCCTAGCTAACGGTGGTATTGCTAAAAAGGGACAGCCAAGTATTGTTGGTGATGGTGGAGAGCCAGAACTATTCATTCCTGGGCAAACGGGCAGAGTCACTCCTATGAGTCAGCTAAATACTGGTGGCGGTAAAGAAGTCAATGTAGTGTTTAACTTAAACGCTGTAGACACGCAAACCGGAGTGGAGTTCCTATTAAAGAACAAACCACAAATTATAGGTATGGTATCACAAGGTTTTAACCAAAGAGGTCGTGCCGGAATAACAAGTTAAGGAGTCAACGCAAATGGCAGATTTAAACGATGTATGGAATTGGCCCAACAATGTGGGCAATGGATATGCAACCAGTTCATCTGATTGGTCAGGCAACGCAAGTTTTGGTATCGATAAAAGAGTTGATGATATAAGAACATATACATATACAGCACACAAAACAGGTCAATTACATTACACAAATGATTTAAATAGAACAACAAGTAGTATTAACACAGGATTCGCGGCATATAAACACTATTTTGATAGTCACGGCGATGATACAAATCCAACATTTCATCAGTTCGCAAAGTATCCATGTGTTGAGTGGAAGATTCAACCAAATGGTAGAACTATTGGTGGTGTACACTATGAACTAAACGCAAATAATATGCCACAAATAAGAGTGCAATTTACAAACGCACACGAATTTGCAAACGGTGATAGGATTGAGTTTTTTGGATTTGATACAGATTCGAGTGGAGCCACACATAGAGGTTTGAATATGATCAAACCATATGTGGGAATTGTTGATGGTTTTAATGTAGTATTATACGAAGATTCAGGACTAACAAGATTAGCACAAGTACCTGATGCTGGTTTTCAAGCACAAACAGATGTATTCTTTACAGCTTTAGATGATGGCAGTTATAATGGTGCATTAGCTCACTTTGATGTATTCCAAGAAACATTCAGCACAGGTGATGTAATACAAATAGCAGATACATTCACTAATATGGGTGCAGGAACATTAAGTAGTGCAAGTAGTGGAACACTGGTATATTTAGAAAAGATAAGTGGATCAAACAGTTATAAATTGTTTAGTGATAGTGGTAGAACAACACCATTTACACTCACAGGTGGTCAAGGTGTTGATATAGTTGAAAACTCTCCAAGTTCTGTCTTTTCAGGAATATCATTTGATATAGCAAGTAATGGATCAACTGTTGCTATTACAAGGGATATAAGTAGTGCAGGATTTAACACAGTTCGTGCTGGTATTAAGGCACAAAATATGACACCGGAGTCATTCAGTGAAAATACAAGTAATATATATCGTGGATTCTGTAGAGCTGAACTCACATTAGGATCTGGAGTAAGTAAGGCTATTCCTGCTTATGATGTTAGCGGTATTAATAAAAGTGCATATTTTGGATACAAGTATAATGATACAACAGGAATTATTGAAATATTAACAGATCCTACAATATCAGGCAGAGATAGTTCGCCTTTAACAGCGACAAATGCTACTGGTAATGTAGTAGGACAGGTTCAGATAATTGATTTTTGGACATATAGAAATGAATCAACTGGAACATATGACAATTCAGCTCAATATTTTGATGGTGATAAATTACCAGCAAGTGGAACAAATGTTGGTGGATTATTTTTTACAGGACAAGTAAATGATACAAGTTTAAATCCAGTATCACCGTTATCACATCCGTTAGCAAGTGAAGAAGGAACATTGTATAGTAGCACTAAAGCTGATGGTGGCGATGATAATCTAAACTTTCATATATTGATATATCAATTAGCAGAAACAACAACAAGAAGCACAGGTACAATACAATATCAATATCAAAACAGCAGTAATGCAACAGTTAATGGTGCTGAATATGACTTTACAAAGTTTTGGAGACCGGGTGCAACAAGTGCATTTACACCAACATATATCACAACGCCAACAGCAACACCTAATTTAAGTACGCAAGGTTATATAAATGGATCAAGTGATTTAGCTGGTTTTCCTAAAAGAGGTTTATTTACATTAGCAGGACTTGGAATCCAAGATGGAGTTAATGTACATAATGTTCCTATATTAACAGGCAGTCAAGTTGACCCGCCTTCCGCTGGCAAACCATCAAGTATGATTATAGAAAAGATTGGTGTATTTCCTATCAACGCAAAAGCAGATGAATATGTAGCACCGGCGGCATACGCACCTGATGTATTTGATACAGATGATGAATGGGATACAGATGCGTTTGATAATAGAAAAAATTGGCCAACACATATAACACCTAATGGTATAAACATCACACAAAATATTCCAAGTAGTACAACATTATCACAAAATGGTACCAAGTATGTGAGAAGCAGTGGTGTTATAAAGCATCAATTAGAGGTAAGTTATCCGCCTATGACATATGATGATTTTAGAGAGTTCGAAGCAGTACATCAAGCGGCAAGAGGACAAGCAACACCTTTTTATTTTATTATAGCACAACAAAGCAATGGACTATCAACTAATTTAATTTGGCATAGAACTGATACTGCTAACAGCAATCTTAACACATCACAGTTAAGAATAAGACAAGATATAACTGCTGGTACAAAAACATTCCTAGTTGAAGGTTTTAGAGCCAGTGATACAGATTGTTTTATCAGAGGTGAATGTTTAATTGTACCAAGTAATAGTAGTAATAACGGAAGCATACGCCATGTCATTAACGACAATGTGACATCAAACAAATACGGTGAAGCAAAAATAAGATTAGCTGTGGGAATGAATAATGAAACAGCTGGTAGAAGCATTTACAAGAACCCATTCCATTTAAGAGTCACAATGGCAGAAGACGCTTTAGAGTACGAAGTTGGTACTGACAAGTTATACAGATTAACTTGTAGATTTGATTTGGATGAGTTTAAATAATGGCTGGTTTTCCAATTATAGATTCAAATGCAAGTAGCGTCACAGAAGCTATTGGTAAAAAAGTTTTACAATGTTATGAGAGCTTGTATATGGATATTGATGACGGTGTGTTTATCACAAACGCACCAGCTGATGTTAAAATACAAGATCCAGCATTTATTACTACATCAAATATACTTGGACAAGTGACATTTTTAAGCGTAGGACAATTTTTAGGATTTAGTGCAGTACAAGAAGAAAAGTTATTTACAACAAGTGAAGTCACTATAAGTCTCAGCGGATTACCAAGTCACGAGCTTGGTACAGGATTTATAAGTGATATATTGCAGTTTGATTATATAGACAAAGATGTAAGAATATACAGAACATTTTTTGATCACGATACGCATATAGGAAGTTTCCTAATATTCAAAGGCAGAGTTGATAGTCCTGTTATACAAGATGATCCAGCAGGTACAACAACATTAGCAACAACTTGTAGCTCACATTGGGTTGATTATGAGCGTAGTACTGGATTGATAACTAATGATAACAGACATAAAGAAATATACAGCGGCGATAAAGGATTTGAGTTCGCAAATGTAGTAGTACAAGACATACAATGGAAGGAATAGATATATGAAATTACAAAACAAATTTAAATTAGCAAAATATATTGCAGGTAAGACTGGCGCAGACTATGCTTGGGGCACAAACGATTGCAATACATTCTTATTTGAATTTCACGATTACGCATACGATACAAATTTAATGAGCTTATGTAAGTATAGAACAAAACAAGACGCAAGAGATTTTAGTAAAAGTTATATGGGTGTAAATCAATGGATGAACATACACGAGTTTAATGAAATAACAAGTAAAAATCCAAGATGGCAAGAAGGTGATGTAATAATACACAGTCAATTTGATTGGTTGCATATTCCTTATATATTCCATAATGGTGCGTTTTGGACTATGACTGAAAAGGGATTAAATAATTATACAGCTAAAGCAGTTAATAAAATAAGAACAAGTGCTTGGCGTAAAAACGATAGCGAAGAATAATTATGGGTAAAAGTGTTGGTAAAATAATTGCAATTGGTGTAGCGATATTCGCTCCTTATGCCGCGGCGGCATTGGGATTAAGTGGATTCGCGGCAACCCTGTTTAGTGTTGGATTGCAGTACGCAACACAAAGTATATTTGGTAGTGGTGCCGCAGGTAAAAGAAGACTACAAGATAACGGTATGCTGGTTAACAAAAGTAGTAATACTGCAAGTTTACCAGTTATATATGGAAGCAGGCGTATGGGTGGTACTAGGGTATATTTACAAACAACTGATAACAATGGAGTCACAAGTGGAACGCAATATTTACACATAGTATTAGCATACGCACACGGTGGTGCGTTAGCAGATGGTTCACACAATATGGATGGACCAAGTGCAACAAAAATTATTCTAAATGACAGAGATGCTTGGACAAGCAGTGGTGGTATAGACAGTCACTTTAGTGGTGTTTTAGATGTAGCATTGTTTAGAGGACCCACAGATCAAACACACACAGTTGGTAGAGAATACAATACATTTGATGATTTTGATGCAAGAAAAAGTGATGAATGGACAAGTGATTATAGATTGCGTGGTGTAGCATACTTGTATGCAAGATTAAAATTTAATAGAGATAAATTTCCAACAGCACCAACTATATTCATAGAAGCAAATGGACAAAGAGTAAGAGATGTTGATTTAATGATTGCTGACGCAAGTAATACTGCTACAGAGAATACTTTAAGAACTCACAGCAAACACGATAACCCAGCAAATGTATTATTGGATTATTTAATGAACAGTACCTACGGTAAGGGATTGGCAAAAGATGAAATTGATTTAGCAACCTTTAGTAGTGCAAAAAGTTATTTTGATACAATAGGATTAACATTCAAAGGTGCTATAGATACAGAAGATACAATATACAATAATGTACAAACCATATTAGCAAGTAGTAATGCTAACCTATATTATAACAAAGGTAAGTATGCTATGAGTGTTAACAGAGTACGAACAACATCAGAAAAGAATGCGGCGTTCGAATTTAACACTGGTAATATCATAGGTGGTTGGACTATTAGTTTAGGAAGCAAAAAATCAAGATACAATCAAATGAAAGTTAATTATTTTAACCCAGAAAATAACTGGCAACCTAATAGTAAGATTATGAAAGGACTTGGCAGTGATGATTATTTGGCTGATGATGGTAATTTCGTAAATGAAGGTACAGTTGATCTTGATATGATTGGTAATGAAACAATGGCGCAAAAAGTAGCACAGTATTATTTGGATCAAAGTAGATTTACAACCATAGTACAGTTCAAAGCGGCGCATACAGCGTTGGAATTAAAAGTTGATGATTTAGTTAAAGTAAATCACGAGGTACCAGGTTGGACCGGTGCTAATGTAAAATATATGATAGTACAAAGTGTTGTATTCAATCAAGACACTACTGTTGATGTCACATTACAAGAGTATCCAAACAACAAAGAAGCAATCTTTATAGAAAATAGATAGGAGCAACAATGAGTATTATTAGTACAGGAACAGGATTAAACATAGGACTAGCAATTAGCGGACAGGACGAGATCGGAACAATTGATTCGGGTAAATTAAGTAATGTTGCAGATGATCTA